GTAGAATCTCGACAGCAGCAGACGCTGTAAACAAATCATATACCGTTAGGTTTGGTGGGACAGGTGGGATTGGTGCTTCATCGCAGATTTATGCGGCAGGAGATACGGTTACAGGTGTCATTTCATTTGAGTGCTCTCTGTTTAATCGGAATAGTTTAACTTCACAAGTTGCTGGACTACGAAATACTTTCACAGGAACTGGACGCACAACATCTCAAGCAGATTTGGTTTCAACTTCAGTAAATACTGCACAAGATAGTTTTGTTTATATTTGTCTAGACCCTGCAAATATTGGCGATGTAATGTCACTTGAAGCATATTCTGTTGAGGTGTTACTGTGAAAAAGAGGTGTGTAATTTCAGATTCGTCTAATAACCGACCTAGAATTTTCAATGGTACTAACTGGTACGTTGCCGAAGATGATGAACTAACTTACACATCAGGTAATCTAATTTCAAATTTACCCACCGCTATTTCTGAAAACCAAGTTAATACAACTACAGGTTATAAAATCGGAGCATATTACTACGGTGAGTGGAAAACACCTGGGTATAGTTGGAATACTGCACCTTGGGATAGATTAACACAGTATGGGTTTACTGAGAGAGTTCCCTTAATGGGTAGGTTTTCAGATGACCAACAATATGTGATTGATGCAGAAATACGACAAGCATATGAGTTTGGAATTGATTTCTTTGCTTTTGATTTTTACTACAGTAACGATGGTTCTACTCTTAACGAACAAACTTTGATAAATTTTAAAAATTCATCAAATAAATCCCTAATGAAGATGTGTCTAATGGCTGCAAATCATTCAACATGGCCTGATACATTTAGCAGGTGGCAAACGCTCATAGATTATTGGATAACAAATTATTTTAACGATAGTAGCTATTTGAAGATTGATGGTAAACCTGTAGTTATTATATTTGATCCAGATAATCTAGCTAAACGTGGTCAAGGGATGACTCCACAAAAAACTACATTAGCATTACTTACTGAAGCTAGAAATAGGTGGATAGCAGCAGGTGGTACAGGGATTCATTTTGTAGCATGTCAGCAACCTCATGCATACTGGATAGGTGCTGGAAAATACCTTGAAACAAACGGTTATGATGCTATTTCAGCATATAACTATCATTATAAATACGATGGGAGTATTGGGTATAACTGGAATGGAACTTATTATAATAAGTCTACTTCTTATAATGATAGGTGTTCTGGTTGGGAAAACGCATGGGAGTGGATTGTAAAAGATAGTGGTAAAACAATTCCTTATTATCTTCCAATCTGTGCTGGATGGGATGATAGACCGTGGGGCACCACCACTACGGATACACTAGGCGCACCTCTATCTAAAAATTACTGGAACTGTTCTGCCGAACAATCTAGATTTTCTACACATATTCAGAAAGCAAAAGATTTAATGGATCAGTATCCGACAGGTACTTCTAAAATTGGGATCATTTATGCTTGGAATGAATATGGGGAAGGTGGGTATATTGCACCAACAAAGAAATATGACCATTCCTTATTAGAAACGATAAAATCCGGGTTTGGTAAATAGAACTTCTATTGACAAATACAATTCCAATGTTATATTAAATTTGTAGCCGAATTAGTTTACTTGGTAAAACGCTTGATTTGTAATCATGAAAAGTCTGTTCGAGTCAGACATTCGGCACCATCTTCAGATAACATTTGAAGATTACCAATTTAAACAGGTTTCCTCCTTTGTCGGTGGAGACTGTGGGGAGGAACTTGATATTTGCAGGTTCAGCACAGGGGCAGGTTAGCGTGGCTACGTGTGCACTTATTACGGGCCTCTGCAAGAATATTTGCAGGGGCTTTTGTTTATTTGATTATAGAAAGGAAGCAATGTCTAAATTAGTTTTCGGGCCAGCTTCTGAAAAACAGAGGTTGGTTTTACAAGATAAAACTACAGATGTTATTCTTGTAGGTGGTGGTAAATGTGTGCCTCCACTTTAAAAACAGCTTTCTAATTCAGGGAACCTCTCAAGTAGACAATCCTGATCGAAATTATCTATTAGATAAAACGTGCAACGATCAGCCGCAAGGCGTAGGGTCAAGTGACTCGAAACGGAAGCAATACTAACACAATTAGTATTAAGATATGATCTGATCTATATGGCGACATATAGCAGCTTGAATAAAGCGGAGGTAGCATAACGAACTACCTTGAACATTTTAGCAATTTAGTTTTGTGTGTTTCGATGAAGCACAGTGGCATTCACAAAAACAAGTAAGTTATCTCGAATCCCGTATTAGGTCAAAAGCAAAAGGCCCACACAGACTTGTCTGCACTTGTAACCCATTGAGGGATAGTTTTTTGCTGAAGTTTGTAGAACCCTATCTCGATAAGGAAACAGGAATACCTATTAAGGATTTATCCGGTAAGGAAAGATTCTACGCTCAGAAAGATGGTGACTATGTTTTTGGTGACACCGCTGAAGAGATTACAGAAAAATATGGCCCAACAGTAAAACCCCAAACTTACACTTTCATTAGTGCCAGTATATTTGACAACCCTGTGATTATCAAGAGAAATCCTGAATATTTAACTCGATTGGAAAACCTACCTAGAGTTGAGAGGGAACGTTTGTTACTGGGAAGTTGGTACGCAAGAGAGCAGGCTTCTTCATATTTTCAACGCGGTTGGTGTGAAATTGTAGATTTTCCTCCTGTTGACGTTGTGACTAGAGTTAGAGCATGGGATTTAGCAGCTTCAATCCCGTCTGAATCAAATAAAGACCCTGACTACACTGCTGGCGTTAGGATAAGTAGAGACAGATTTGGTACTTACTATATTGAGGATGCTTATAGGTTTAGAAAACTAACAGACGGTGTTCTTAAAGAGATTATTGCAACAGCAAAACGTGATGGTTTAGATGATTGTACTGTTTGCTTGGCTAAAGATACGGGTGCCGGGGGTTCGACTGCCAATATGTTCTTTGTTAGAACATTAGCGGAAAATGGCATTGCCGCCCGTAGTGTAAAAATGTCTGGATGGTCAGGAAAGATTCAACGTTTTCTGCCTTTTGCATCTGTGGCAGAAGCAGGTGCCGTAAAAATAGTCAGGGGTGAGTGGAATGATTGGTATTTGAACGAACTTGAAGCATTTAATGGCGGTAGATCAGGACACGATGATGCCGTTGACGCAACAAGTGACGCTTTCAACATGATAGCCAAATCAATCCAAATCCCAACATTTGTAATTCCAGATTATTCTAAACCAAGTGTTGCCCAACAACTAGCTTAAAATACAATGTGCTATTGACAAACAAAGGTTTTATTGTATCATGTTTTAACAAAGGAGCCTAATTATATGGCAGAAGAATTAAACCAAAAACATCTGCAAGCCGATAATGAGGTTGTAGTGCCAAGAATTAGACTTGGTGAAACAGGCTCATCTGGACTTACAGTAAGCAACAAACAAATCCTAGAAGAAGCCAATCGACTATTTCAATTCCCTCAATTTAACAAAGTCGTTAATGAGATGAAGAATGATGCAACAGTGGCTAGTGCTCTGTTAGCATACAAAACATTAATTGGACGTGTTGATTGGACTGTTGAAGCACCTGTTGGGGCTTCAGATCAAGCAAATGAACGTGCTAAGTTTATCCAATCATGTTTCTTTGATATGGAACATTCTTGGGGTAGTTTCATTACAGAACTATCTAGCTACCTTGAATACGGATTTGCAGTACATGAGAAAGTATATCGTCGTAGACTTAAAGCCAATGGTAGTAAATACAATGATGGATTAGTGGGATTGCGTAAGCTACCTGCCAGAAGTCAGTCTACAATCAGTGGTTGGGTATTCTCAGAAGATGGTAGAGATTTGATTGCTGTAGAACAATCCCTATCAAATGTCAAGAATGCTTACAAGTATAATAAACTTGCAACTAATGGTAGCAAGATTGAGATTCCACGAAACAAGGTGCTACTATTTACTTGTGATAGCACACGAGATAATCCAGAAGGTAGAAGCATTCTAAAAGGTGCTTACACAGCATACAAGAAGCTGGATATGCTTCAGAATCAGATGATGATTGGTATTGCTCGTGACCTTGGAGGGTTGCCAGTATTCAGTCTGCATCCTCGTTATCTTGACCCTAGTGCTTCTCCATAGGAACAAGCAGTGGCTGCTAGTTTCAAGACCATTGGTGAGAATATCAACAGTGGTGCTCAGTCAGCAATTGTAATGCCATTAATGTATGACCCTGAATCAAAACAACCAATCTTCAAGTTTGAGTTGTTAGAGTCCAAGGGTGGTAAAGCATACGACGTTCCTGCTATCTGTAGAAAGCTACAAGAAGATATTCTCAATGCAATGTTATGTTCACAATTATACCTGACTGGTAATGCTGCCGACAACTATTCTATTGCAGAAGGTAGAACAAACATTATGTCATTGCATTTAAGCTACCGCTTAAAAGAGATTGCTGCAGTCATCAACAATGACCTGATTCCATCCTTATTTGCAATGAATGGGTGGGAACAGTTAGAAATGCCTACTATCAAGTTCAGTGACTTTGATGAGCAGAACATTGATGACTTTGGAAAGTTCCTTCAGCGTGTGGCTAGTCAGGGCTTAGTTGAGAAATCTCGTGAGATGCTTAATTTGATTAATCGTCGGATTGGTATTCCAGAACGTCCACTTGATGAGCCAATTAATGAAACAATGATGACTGGATACAAATCCAATAGTGGTGAAGGTATGGCTTCTGCAACAGGTGGGTTGAATGGTACATCTAACACCACATCCGAAGATGACAACAGTGTTTCAAACTTAGAAAATGATTAAGGAGCCTTACATGGCAAAGAAACAAAGCCTATTAAGGCTAACCCATTCAGCTTATAACCTTCCACATTTACTTTTACCATCTACGCTAGATAATTTCCTTACTTATCTTGATCGTCGCAATCTAGGGATTCTAGACGACATTGAGGATGATCTGGAAGATAACGAAGAAGATAGTGAATTTCCAGAGATTGAAATGGTTGGTACTCTTGGTTACATTTTTGTAAATGGAGCATTAACTTTTCAACCTGTTGTTGGAGCATGTGGTGAAGTACAAGGCTGTTCATATACAGGTCTACTGGAACAAGTTGAAGATATGGCTGAAGCTGGTGCTAAAACAATCGTAATGGAATTTTCCAGCCCCGGAGGCCAATCTAGCCATATTTGGGAATATGCAAACGAAATTCGTAAAGTGTGTGATGAACACAACATTGAATTGATTGGTTATGTTCAGGAAATGGCTTGTTCAGCAGCATATGCTCTAGCTTGCTTATGTGATGAAGTTGTATCCAACCCTGATGCAATCACTGGAAGTATTGGTTGTGTTGTTGCCCTTACAGATTTCTCTAAGGCAATGGATGATGCAGGTATTAAGCGTATCTACATTACTTCAGGTGATGCCAAAGTTCCATTTGCAGCAGATGGTAGCTTCAAAAAAGAATTCCTAGATAAAATCCAAAAAGATGTGAACAAAGCAAATGAACAGTTTGCCTCTCACGTTAGCAAATATACAGGGTTGTCTGTTGAAACAATTAAATCATTTAATGCTGAAACATTTGACGCAGAAGAAGCATTAGATAGAGGATTGATTAATTCCATTATGACCCAATCAGAGTTTGCAGCTTACGTTGCTGCGAAACATAAAGTAAAACAAACAGGAGCAATGTAAAAACATGCTGGATAAACTAAAGAAACAGCTTGGCATTACAGAGTCAACCAATATTGATATGGTTGAGTTTGATAATGTTAAAGCACAACTAGCTTCTCTGCAAGAACAATTTGCAGCTAAAGAGCTAGAAATGGCTGATGTTGTAGCTAAATTTGATGCAGTTGTAGCTGAAAAGGCTGCAACAGAAGAAGCCCTAGCTACAGCAATTGAACATGCACAACAACTAGAGGCTGCTGCTAAAGAATTAGCAGACAAGCAACTAGCTGACAAACTTGCAAAACGTAAAGAGCTAATTGTTGCCACTGTTGGGGAAACCAAAGCAGATGCAACTTTTGAAGCTGTTAAAGCACTGGATGATGCTGCTTTTGATACTGTTGTATCAGCATTAGCACTATCAGTTGAAAAAGAAGCTAAAAGCGAAATGTTTACTGAAACCGGCATTACCGCTGAAGTGGACGAAACCAAAGTCACTATGACTGCCGAAGAACGTATTCTTCGTGAAAAATACAACATTAAATAATAAAGGAAATTAATTATGGCCGTTATCGCCACTGATTACAACCACTACTCAAATCTAGTTAAGGCTAGTGATAGTGACAATACCGCTCTATTTCACGAAGTAGTTACTGTGAATGAAGCAGCACAAAAATCATACGTTGTTGGTACTGCGCTAGGCAAAGTTACTGCAACTGGTAAATACAAAATCTCCGTACAGAATG